GTCGTCATTTACCTCATCTGTCTTGTTTGGATCTGTGATCTTCATTCCATGTTCTGCCAAAAATTCCTTGAAAACACGAAAATTGAATCGGGATCTATATTGTTTGGCAACGCTTCCCTTGAAGTCGTCGCCATAAGTCATTGCTGCCATGGCCGTCCTAAAATCCTCCACTTCAGGACATGCATGGAAAAAGCCCATTCTCACATAAAGGGAATTGGCAACACTGTTTATATTCACAGTGATGTTATTCCCCGAAGTGTTCATGTTGTAAGCCATGATCATCGTCCCATTATAATCAATCAATGGGTGAATGATATCTGCTATCATCGCATTCATCATATCCAAATCGTACTGGCTGTAGTTGCAGACGCTCGCATTGTCGATAAACGACTGTAGTACTGCGTATGTCATTTGGGAATTCATTCGAACATCATACTTTGAATAATCCCATGCAACAACTCTTCCGTCTTTGGCGAACTTCTCGGCATGTGCCATTAGCGCGTCCCACTGAGGGGAGAACGCATTGACACCAACGGCTGCCTCTGAAAGTTCTGGGCACAATGACAAGATTCTGGCAATGGGTAAGAACCACCTTCTTATACCCATGCCGAGCGCAAGCGCAACTGCTTGAAACACTCTCACCTTCTCGGAATCTTGCTTTGTAGGCTCATCCTTGAGAGTGGCGGAGGTCACTGGGTAGGCTCGTTCACCACACTCCCAGCATTTTATACAGCGCTCATACTCCTCGATGATATCATCATCCGGGATACGGTCCTCGCAAAATTCACCTAACATTACGTACTGGAATTTGCGCTTCTTCGGACCAAACACGGGATAACCCATGCTGGTGTTCATCGGTATGGCATCAATGAACCGTTTTCCCGGAATCCCCATGATGATCTCCTTCATCGTCAACGGCCGGACATCCTCTTTCAGATTTTGCTTTTTGGCAAATTCCAAAATAGGCTTCAACCAATCTTGCCGTGCTCGCTGCAATAGCGCTGGCACGAACATTTCAGACGGGTTGATGATGTGCTCCAAAGTGGCGTTGAAAGCCTTCCAATTAGGCTTCAATCGGGGAGCACCCCAGCAGTTTTGAATGGAGAAGAGTTCCTCGGTGTGTTTCTGAAGAATAGAAGGTACAACCTTACTCTTCGCTTCTGACCGCAATTTGGTAGATCCAATCACATCAATTGCAGCGTCGTGGTCCAATTCCTT